GTAACAAGTGACTTCTGCAATCTCTCCAAACAATTGCAGCTAACTCCAGTGGTGACATTGCCATTTTTATACTTGTGCCTCTTCGATTGCTTGTGTTAGTTCTTCGTCTACTAGCTCATCTTCAATTACTTCGGCTAGTTCTTCTACTTTGTTAAAGTCCAACATAACTTTATCTAAACACCCGTCTTCGTTGCGTTCCCATGCCTTACGGAATTGTAGGATTTCTTCGCCGGTGCTTGTTACAAAACGCAGTCTGTTGCCTTGTTTGGTTAGCAAGCCAGTTGATTCTGCTAAGTCAACAAGCCCACTATATGGATTCATGCCTGTTTCATAAGGAATCTTAACTTGCACACTTTCAAAAGGTTTAGCATAACGTGTTTTCATAACTTTACATGCTGCACGAATACCTTTTACTTGAGAGATCTTGTTGCCATCTTCATCCTCTTTTAGTTTGAGTTTGCGCATAGCAACAACAATCGAACTTGCATAGATAAAGCCTTGTCCGCCCGAGATCTTATCATCTGGATCAAACATATCTTGTGATGCATATGTGTGATTGGTACACACCATGCCAACATTGTAGCTACCAAACATGTTAACGGTATTGCGAACAAGTGCTGTAAGTGCTTTAGGTTTGCGTCCCAAGTCACCTTTCATATCACCAGATTCAAACTGGTTAACATCAGTGGGCGTTAGCATCATGCCCAACGAGTCAATAACAAACAACACTTTAGGGCGTTCGCCGTCGGGCATTGCTTTGTAGTCTTTCATGAACGTTGAAATTGTTTTTGCAACATCGTCGATCATGCTCATTGCTAGTTTAAGCAATTTGCTCTCATCTGTGTCGACGCCTAGTGCTTGCAGCCATGCTTCGTCTAGTGCGTTTTCTGTGTCAACGAGGACAACAAAAATGCCTTGTTGCTGTGCATGTTTTACAATATTGCCAGCAGCAAAATAACTTTTGCCTGCACCAGATTCCCCAGCGAACACTGTAACTTTACCTAGTGGACAACCTTTATGGAAGTCTCCCGAGATAAGATAGTTTAGTGCATAGTTACCTGTGCTGATCCAGTCAGTTGGATCATTAAAGCCAATTGACAATCCGTCAATGCTTTTTGTGATGTCCTTACGGAACTTGCTTATATCAAATGGTTTTGCCATATTGCGTTTTTCCTTGCCTAATGTGTTACTATTGTACTATATTTTATCGTTGTTGTCAACTGCCAATTCCTGAATCCTCGAAATTTGTCGAAGTTTTTCTTGTTTAACAAGAAACTTATTTAATTCATCGTCGTTGTTATCTTCAATTGCTACATACGCTTCGTTGCCTTGATATCGTTTAGTCAACCAATTTGTTTTTTTGATACTTAGACAATGCGGCTGTTCGAGCAATGCATACCCATGGGGAATGCCTTTGTTTTTAGCATAGCTGATAATCTGAATTAAATTGTTTAGATTCAATGATGACAACGTTGTCCAAAAATCTAATGTTAAATTTTGATATTTTTTTTGCAAATTGATATATGAATCAACAGTCTGCGTATAATTCTTCCATTTTACCGGCCATCTCACATAGTCATGCACATTACCGACTCCGTCAAGGCTTAAAGTTACATTAACATGAACCTGCTTGTCTAATACTTTTTCAATATTTGGCATGACTTTGTGTCCATTTGTGTTTATACGCAGGTATGTCAGATTTGGTGGTAACTCTTGTAAAATTTTTTGATAGTTTTTACTGTATGCCGGCTCACCGCCGTTTATGTCTAATTGTAAAATTCTGTCTTGCGGAAATTTTGTAAAAGCCTGATAGTTATCTCGCACAAAAGGACTTTTATTTAAACTAGCTATTCTAGTACTTAATGTCGACGAACAGCTTAAACATGCACTGTTACAGTAGGTATCTAATACCCCGCCGACAGTTAAATACTCTGTATTTTTAACAACAAGGTCAGTGTGTCTTTTTTGAGAGAAATTTCTTATACTTTCTCTGCCGGATTCTTCTGTATCTTTACAACGTTTGCAGTGAGATGGCCACTCATTGTTAGCAAACTGAGATTGCAAAGGAACTACCCACACATCTGATTCTTCCAGAGTGTTAAATTCAGGTTGAAGAATCATATGGCCGCATATGCCAATAGTACCATCACCGTTTACTCGCCTAAAATGTTTTAGTCTAGGGCATTCCATATTAACTTTGTGTATCCAAATGTATCTTGATAAAGCTCACTGTAGTTTTCCTTAATCTTAGTTTGTATAGTACTAAATTCAACTGTTTGATTTAAAAAATTTTCATAAAGTACACAATCAAGTTCAAGATAATATTTTAGCTGATTGTTGTTGTTAAAGTATATATCTAGATCATTGTAACCTATTTGCTTATTGAGATTAATATCTGTTAAACTAGCCAATGAGTCTAAATGATTAATTCGAATTTTAGCATTTGTAAATCTATGCAAATTTATAATCCAAAATAACTGAGGACAAAAGTGATTGTTTAGAAAGTAAACATCGTTTACAATTTTGCATAATTCTTTTATGTCCACATTAAGTTTAAATGCATATGTTTTTATGCCAGACAAAAATCGTTGATACGGGTCTCGTACAAAGATATCAACAGTATCAAGTTGTTTAATTTCGTTAAGTGATAATGAACGTATTTTTATTTTTTCAAGTGTAGTGCTACCATTCTTGTGTATCTGATACACAAATCTGCCGTCAGGTAGTTCAATAACGTTAATTTTGTTAGGAAACAGCTTTTTATCAATTATTGATAGCATTTTTTACACCCAAGTGTCAGCGTTATTGAGGGCAAGGAAAAAAGAAATAAACCTTGCCCTCATGTAATTACCACTTAGTAATTAGTTTGCAGCTTGGCGGCTGCGGATCATAGCCAGAATATCATCTGCTTTACTACTAGGCGCAGCTTCAGCTGATGGTGCCGGAGCTACTGGAGTCTCGGCTGCTGGTGCAACATCTGTCCAACCACTGTCAGTTGATGTTGATTCTGCCACAGGAGTTGCTGCTGGTGCTGCCACAGGAGTTGCTGCTGGTGCTGCACTTCCTGCTGGTGCTTGCATGCCCGCTGGGCGGAAGTATTGCCCCCAACGTTCTGCATCGTATGATTGACCGTCAACACTAGCTTGAAACATTTCCTTCATTACTTTGATAGCCGTTTCATCTGGGCGTTTTGGTAAGAAGTCAGCCAAGTTGTACAAACCTTGCGATTCAATTGCTTCAGCTTCTGTTGCAGTAAGTGGTGTTTCTTTACGAGCCCACTTGCTTGTCGAATAGTCAGCATATCCGCCTTTGGCTGTTTTGCTGATACGGAAGTCTAATCCACGCTCATAGTCAGTTGGAAGTTCTTCTAGTTCTGGATCCATCAACGCTGATTTAATAGTCTGGAAGATCTGAGGACCAATAATAAAACGTCGAATTGCTTTGTCACTGTTGTCATCAGAGATTGGATTCTCACGTACAAAACCTTGCATGATGTATGAACGTTTTTTCCAATACTTACGGCCCATGTCTTCAAGACTTTTGTCTTTAAACCACTCACGTACTTCGGTGAGAATTGGACAAGTTTCGCCCCACATCTCAACACATGGTACTTGCACCAGAACATTCTTACTATCCATTTGGCCTTTGATGCCGTTGAATGGAAGTTTGATCATTGCACGTTCCATCCAAAAGAACGTATTACCATTATCTTCATCAGGAAGGAAGCGAAGCACTGCGCTGTCGCCTTCGTTCATATTCCAATGTGGGTAAATTGCGCCATCACCGCCGGATGACTGATTGTTGCCTTGCTTGTTGTCTGCCGCTGCAAGACGGGCGCGGATTTCTGCTAATGAAGCCATTTGTATTCTCCTATATGCCTACGAGTAGCAACTACTACTCTTTTCATTTGCCTACGATACGCAACTACGTATCTGTGTATGCCTATATACATTGTACTAGTATATACGCTTTTATTTAGTCCGTCAAGCAGAAAGGTTAACAATTGTCTAAAGAATAAACTTTGCTGATTGACCTGGCTTGGATTAAATATACACATGACACATAATAACATAAACACAGAAGAAGTCAACTATTTTGGACAAGATGTAGAATTTGAACTTGCAGCTCCAAATTTGTGGTGGGTACATAACACCTTCAATAACGATACACTTGAGTGGATGCAAGGTATCTATGTAAATACCGATAATAAATTTGAAGTTAGCCGGCCGCATAATCGCTTATTATTAGCAAACGGTGTAGATCAGAAAAAACTTCAAAAAGTTGGAGTTAGCTTAATACCACAACTTGAAAAAATTCTAAATAAAAAACTAAACTTAATGGTTGGTAAATTTTGGCTTGATTTGCCACTGTTTGATTGCCAACCGCATGGTGATAGTGCTGAAATTATTGTCACATTACAAATATACGTTGATGTTAAACACATTCAAGATCACGAACATCGGTTATATGGTGCAGAATTTATGCATGTTGATCCATCAGTTGAGGCCCCGATAGTAGCTAATTGCGGGTACCTTAACTTAAACACCGATCAAAAAGTGCACCAAGTTATACAGGGTTACGGCACACGCCAGAGCATAGCATTCCAGTATAACCTAGCTACTGATAGTTAAGCCATAGTGTTTCACGTATGCTGTTTTCGGGTATGCTATTCATCATACCATTAAAAATGCGTGGATTATTAAGATATGCAATTGCACTCCTGGGTTCATGTGGAACATAAACACATTCATTGGCAGCGATATTGCGACTAGGAGAATGATCGTTTTCGCCTATTGCTGTATTAACTTCGTCTGATGTACAAAATGCATATCGATTTGTGTCGGCAGCCATTGTGCATAGAGGAATCTGTACTTGAAACTTGATGTCGCGGTGTATACGATGCATCATAATTTTTGCATGTGACAATGTGATGTCAACATATCCAACTTGTGGCTTTAGATTAACACCACATAGGTCACTAAAGTACGGTGCCCATGAAGCACATATGTCATTGGGTTCTTTGGTTTCGGCCCAATTGGTAAGCAAACGATTATCATAAACCATTTGCAATTTATTATTTTCTGCTTTTCTATATAAGTTGCGAACAAATGCATATTGTTCTTGCGGAAAGAAATCCCTGATCAACCACAACTGATCAGGGATTATTGTTTCTATGGACATATTATCCTCGAGCTAGTGTTAATAGTCTATCTAGCTCTGATTCGATCATTGGGTCACGCTCTGCTTTTAGTGCAGGTTTTCCTGTGTCAATGTCTGTTACTTCTGTCATATCTTCATCGTCGAGATCTTGTTGATTTGCTTTAGTAAGAGGCTCTTCCTGCGTTGGATCTTCTACTACTCCATGTCTAGCAGCTCTGCTTTTCTGTATATCCGCTGTGCGGTCATCTCTGTTTTTTTGTCTGTTTGCTGCCAGCTCTGCTTTGCGATCATCCCTGGCTTTTTGAATGGCGTTTAGACGATCGGTTCTGTTTTTCTGCAACTCTGCTTTGCGATCATCTCTATATGCTTGATCTTCATTCATTGTGTCGTTTGCACTAACAAGTTTCTCACCTTGTTTCTCAACGAGCTTTTTAAGTGCAACAGCACCTACTATAAATGCAACTGCCATGCCAATTTCAAATTTATTGTCAATCAACATTTGTGCATATTCTTCACCAATTGCACTTATAACCCAATCCCATCCTTCATCAATGTAATAAGCTATGGCTGCTCCGCCAAACAGTTTACCGCCGTGTTTTTTCAACAACCACTTAATTACTGGCCAAGCACCGAATTGGATACACCATTTGATAACCCAAACAGCCGCTGCCACCGCAGCAGGTGCAATTTCGTTTAATTGCTCATCTTCTCCTAGTGGCTTAAAGCCTCTAGTACTGCCAGTTGGTTCTCCGTTTGGTGCAATTTCTCGTGTGCCACCGAGGTTGCTAAGTGGTCTAGCCTGTGGGCGCATGCTACTTGGTCGTGCCATCGGACGCAGGCTAGTCATTGGTGCATTTTCACCAAGCTCGATGTTGAATTCTTTGAGTCTGGCTAGTACCAGTGGTCTACAATCGGCATCGGGATTATCCAAACCCATTTCGTAAATGTCATCAA